ACACTTTTTTTCCCCGCTCCGGAGTTTCCGACCCCGCTGCCAAAACCCCAGCTTCCAGGACAAATCTAGCGCCGCAGGCATAACGGCCGCGAAGCGGTCGTACAACTTGTTGGAGCTGCCCACACTTAGCGCCGAGCTCGCTCGGGGACCACGCACATTCTTGCGTGGCGCGGTGGGCTGCCGCATTAATATCTAGCACATAGTATATGGCCCGTCGCTATCGCAGAAAACGTACAATGCGCAAAAGACCCCGTCGTCGTCGTAAACGCCGTAAAATCCCTGTGTTAATGGGCAACCAAAGAGTCTGTGCACACAAGTTTGTGGATGCCACGCAGATATTGGTTGATTCAGTCGGTGGTATATCCGTAGTCAAAACCTATCGTGCCAACTGCCTCGCTCAGCCTAATCCAACTAGTCCCGACCAACCTAATGGCTTCAATCAGATGGTCCAGTTATTCAACAAGCACACAGTGATTGGTTCTAAAATGACTCTCACCTGTCTTCCTAGTGGAGGTCAGCACGCACGTGCCTTCTATGTCGCTACTGAACTAGTTAATCGTTTAAGTCAGGCCTCATTTGATTTAGATCAAATATTGGGGCAGCGTTTCGTACGTTATTCCGTCTATTCCCCTGGTGAAGGTGCAGGCTGGCGCCCCCGTATCACTACAAAATTCAGTCCTAAGAAGTATCTAGGTCTTAAAGATTTGCGTGACAATGATCAGATATCTGCTCTAGGGCAGGAACTCCCGACTCAACGCGTCTTCTGGAATTTATCCCAAGCTCCTACTCACTCACAGGCCCTGCAAACTTGTGATGTCATAGTCCAAATTACATACAGTGTCCTATGGACAGACCCCATAACTCCAGCTTTCACCTAGATCACACCCATTAGTTAAGGGAAAAACTACCATCCTTTCTTTAGTAAACCTATCCATTGGTGGTGCGTTCGCAAATACAATTATGTGAGGTGAGTTAAATCTACACATCCCACTCTCAAATTTAGCAGAGAACAGAACTCCGTCCTTGATTGCCTCCATTCCCGCATATGATACGTAATTCATGTCAGTATCCTTACAGAGATTCACACATACAATAGGCGGACACTCACCCTCCTTGAGTAAGAGTTGAGATATGGCGTAGAACATATCCTTTTTCTTACCACCCACCAACACTGCTTGCATCTGATCCACTAAAAATTTACATGTCTTTGTCTTCCCCCAGTCTCCATCTGGTTCCCAGTACCAATGTATCTCTCGTCCGAATAATGGGTCTTCTCTTTCCTCGTACTTCCCAATTATCTCTTTTTGTTCATCTGTTAGATGTCCTAAAGTCATTAGAACCAGCGGTTCCGGGCATTTTCTTTTGTAGACCATGCCTCCTTTCTTTCTCTTCGTCTCGCTTGTACAGTACACCACGTTCTCTACGATAGTTCCTCGCATCTTCTCGAAGTGTGTATTCGTGTGTCCCAGAATCTTAGCGAAATATTGAATTGGCCTCGTCCTCTTGTTGAACACGATGAATCCTTGCAGGTGAGGTGTGTTCTCATCTTCTTCTTGGAACCCCATTATAGGTACTCTCGTACTATCGGTACTCTTGAAGGCTTTAATGTCTTCTTCGCTGTAGTTGTTGAGTGTAAAGCAACATCTCTTCCATGCCACAGCCTGTTTCTTCTTCTCAGAGGGTAGCTTAGTATTACCTACCCTCGGTACCATCAGTACTATTCTTCAAGATTATTCTTAATTAACGAAAAAGTTAATTAATTAGGTCTATTACTTTTTTTTAATATTAATTTTCATTTTCAAAAAAATAGAATCATCAAAATTTTTATACAAATGGGTCCAATTTTTCATTTGGGTCCACTTTTTCAACCCACACTTTTTTTCCCCGCTCCGGAGTTTCCGACCCCGCTGCCAAAACCCCAGCTTCCAGGACAAATCTAGCGCCGCAGGCATAACGGCCGCGAAGCGGTCGTACAACTTGTTGGAGCTGCCCACACTTAGCGCCGAGCTCGCTCG